GGGGTTACTGCAAAGGCAATGTGCTCAAATATGTCTGGCGTGAAAAACATAAGCAAGGCACAGAGTCTTTGCGCAAAGCCAATTGGTACATGCAGTGGCTGATCGGTTAAATGATCGCAAGCCTGATGGAAAAGGCCGCAATCTTACGGTCAACATCCGCATGAGCCGCGAAGAGATCGAAGCTGCTCGCAAACTAGGCGACGGCAACATTAGCATGGGTTTCCGTCATGCCATTAGGTATGCCTGCTGGAAAAACATGCGGCCAATCAAACTCAGCACAATGCTGCGTAGCGCAGCCGTCATGGCACAGGATCTAGAAGATGCCCGCGATTCAAACTCGATGCCCTAATTGCGAAGCGTTTTGCACTTATGTGACCGTCACTAACACCATACCTAAATACATCCTTCGCAGCCGCAAATGCACTGCTTGTGATCATCGATGGTACACCTACCAGACGCATGAGCAAGTAGTTTCACGGTACGACATCATCACAGTCAACAAAAAACCACAACTGAAACATGATCCTTTCTGACACCGAGATCCATGACCTGATCGAACAGGGCATGGTGCATCATCATCAGCCAGAGCTGATCAATCCTGCCAGCTTGGATCTTCGACTAGGCGACCTGATCATGCTGGAGTCGGTGGAATCCCACCAAATGATTCCGCTATCGATCAAGGATTACACCGCTGAGCACCCGTATCAGTTAGTACCAGGGCAGTTCATCCTGGCGCAGACGATCGAGACCTTTGTCATGCCCGAGGACGTGGCCGGCTTGTTTTTCCTCAAGTCCAGCCGCGCCCGAGAAGGCTACGAGAACCTGCACGCCGGCTATGCGGACCCCGGCTGGCATGGCAGCGCGCTAACGCTGGAGCTGAAAAATGCCCGTCAGTTGCAGCCGCTGCCGATCTACCCAGGGCTCAAGATTGGTCAGATGGTGTTCTTCCGCATGAGCCAGCGCCCAGCGCTCAGCTACGCCCTGACCGGCAGCTACAACAACGACCGACTAGTCGCGGCCTCCAAGCAGTTCCTCGGCCGCGGCCAAGTGCCACGGCTCGACGCTGCATGAGCGCATAGCCTCGCGCACCAGCCAGTTGATCTGCGATCGCTGGCTGGCTTCCTGCTCTGCTAATAGCAGCGCATACTCTAACAGAGCGTTCCAATCCTGCTGCTGATGTAGCTCACGCAACATGCTGGCATTGGCAGCGCCGTGAAATTGTGCTTCTATCGTATGAACCAATGGATTCATCATGTCTGACAGTATCAAGGATTATCTCAACAGTATCGCTAAATATCCATTGTTGACACCTGAGCAAGAGATACAACTTGGCAGGCGGGTTGCAAGGCTTAAAGAGTTGCAACAACTGGAAAGGCCGTTAACAAAAGATGAACAGCGCGAGGTGCGCAGCGGCGAACGCGCCCGACAACGGTTCATTCAGTCCAATCTGCAGCTTGTGGTGCATATTGCCCGCAAATACGACAAGCGCCAGAACAAGACACTTGAATTCATGGACCTAATCCAAGAGGGCAACATCGGCCTGTCCCGCGCCGTAGATCTGTTCGACCCCACCCGCGGCTACAAGTTCTCGACCTATGCCTACTGGTGGATCCGCCAGGGCATCACTCGCGCATTGATCACTTATGACGCCGTGATCAGGCTGCCGATTGGTGTGCATGAGATGCTGTACAAGGTCAACCGCACCATTCAAGACCTCGGCCACGAGCTAGGCCAGGCGCCAAGTACCAGTCAGGTGGCAGAACATCTGGACATGGACCCCAAAGATCTATCCATGCTGCTGCGGCAAACCTATCGCGTGACAAGCCTTGACCAATACATCACAGACTCTGAAAGCCACACCATTGCAGAAACAATTGCAGATCCTGCATCCAATCAAGAGGACGTTTTAATCCGTCAAGATATACAAAATATGATGGAATACTTCGCAAAATACCTTGATAAGACAACGCAAACAGTGCTTAAAGCACGCATGATTTGCCAGCCAATTACTTGGTCAGAACTGGAACGCACGACCGGCATTAGCAAGACACGATTGCACACCATTGAGCAACGTGGCATTGCCCGCCTTCGTATGCTGATGAGCAATCCGCTGGCAGGTACGCCCCTTGGAACCAACGATTGAAAGACACGGCAATGTATGGCGCGTGTGCCTAAATGGTATGTGCAAAGATCATGCGCAAGATTGGCAAGCAGTTATCTTTTATCATCAGATGTTGAATCAATCAACCAGTCCTGAATCTTTAGCACGCGATCAACAGTCCATGACTCCTGACGGTTAAACCACTCCCGCCATTCTTCACTGCCCTTCCTGCGGTTGCAATTGCGACACGCTGGGACAAGATTGTTAGCAACTGTGGCGCCACCTTTGTGGCGTGGCTTGACGTGGTCTAGCGTATCAGCCGGCGCACTGCAGTACGCACATTCACGGCCCCATGCCTCAAAGATTTGCTGTCTAAATTGATGCTTTGCACTGCGTTTTGATACGAGGTTAGAGCCATCAATCGAGTGATCCACGCAGTTCGGGAATGGGTAGCACCTGAACCGATAGGCCCAGGATGTGATCATTAGACGGCGCTAACTCGGTGAGCCGCGCAATGAAGTCATCAGATACCGCTTCCGGGTCGTCGCTGTCGCTTTCCACCACGATGGTGTACTCAATCTCAAGGACGTACTGCCTCATACCGTTGGCCTGCAGGTGATGTCAACGCCGCCGCGTTCCCGTGGCCGCAGCGTTAGCCATATCCCACCGAGTGATTTAGGCATCACGATGCGCTCAATTGCCCATCCACCTGTAGCGCCAAACTCCTGCTTGTAGGTGCCGGTCTGCAGGTGCCAGCGCTGCTCAATCCATGCCTTGCCGTTTTCCGCGATGCGGTAGCACGGATGCGCGACCATGCTACGCTCGTGGTTATGGCCGTTAACCATGATGTCCGCGTCAGGTGCAATCTGCGCATACCGGCCGCCGCCCATGGTGCCTTTGGTGACGATGCCGCCCCATGCGCCATGGTGGAAAAATAACGTGCAGCGGCGTGTCCGGCCGGCTGATTGCCGGAACGCAAACCGCACAAAGCCTTGGTAACCCATGTGCTCGGTGACCGCGCCATCGTTGCGCATGAGCCTGACCACGTTCTCAAGCGGGTCGATCTCCTGATTGTTGAGCACGGCGGTTTCGTGGTTGCCGTCGCCCATCATCAGGATCATGTCGCCATATGGCCTGAGCAAATCTGCCGATTCGCGAAATACTAGATCGAAATAGTTGCCGCCGAGGTGCTCTGGCCTGATGTCGCCCTTGCTGCCGCGCCGGTCCTTTTTGCCCTGCATCAGGCAAAGCACATCACCAAACATCAACGCATGACCACCAATCGCCTTGCACTCTTCAAGGTGCTGCAGCAGCAGCTTGCGGTTGCATTTTGGGTTGTCTAGGTGGATGTCCGATAACAGAAGAAAGGTTGCTTCTTCCTTGGTACTGCTGTACGGTATCCGTATCTCCAATAACTCTGGCGATACTCTTGCAGACGTAATCGCCATGCCGTTTGTAGCGGCTTACACGGCAGTCTAATAGTCCCAGCGCACGCGTGGTCTGCCTTTTCGGATGCCTAGATGGACGAATCCCTTCGGCGCGCCGTAACCGACGCTGTAAGGCCATTCGCGATCCACCCATGCCTGCACCTTGTTGATATCCGCGCCATCGACGTAGAAGTCAACAGCTCCCACATTGGGAGCATCGTAGAGATGCTCACTGCCTGATGCACCACCGACAGCGCGGTTGATTGCAGCCGGCCTGTAGCCGCTGGTGATCGTAATGCGCTTACCGCCAAATGCCGTACGCACGCGCTCCAAGAATGCTGCCAGCTCGGCTGCGGTATCGATCTGATGCTGGGCAACAAACCGCCGCGCCGGATCGCCTAGCGCAAACTCACCAAGGGTGAAGTGTGCCGACAACTTGGTGCTGAACGGATCAGTGGGTTTTACCTTGTACGGCAAGGCTTGCACGGCCTCGCCCCATAGCCTGCCTTCTGCTTGCCGGCGACGCAATAACCCAGCCTCGACGCTGCTGCCAGGGTTGCGGTACAGCAGCATCGCCTCTGGCACTGCATCCCAGTCCTTTTCTTTCAGCCGCTTGCTGATCGTTTCAAAGCCAGTCGTGCCGTAGAAACCGCTGCCGAGGTTATAGGCAAAACTAATTAGGGCGCACTGCTTGTCGCCGTTCATGGCGTTCCAGAACGGCACGGTCGCCCGCAGTTTATCGGCAGTGCGCTCAATCTCAAGGTTCAGCAGCTTGCCGGCCTCAATGATGGTGATCTTGTCACCGCGCTGCACCTTGCGGCCGTCGCTGTACCTGGTGGTGCCGTAACCAATGGTCCAAGGATCGCCGCCGCTGAGCGGATCCGGGTAAGCCGACAGGTGGCACCCTTCAAACTCTTTGATCAGTTTGGCTGCCGCCTCGTAGCTATGCAGCTTGCCTCCCTGCTGCCAAGTCTTGTACCACGGCTGGTCTTTGCTGAATAGTTCCGGCGCAACCTTTAATAGCTCTGCCTCTAATTCAAAGATGGCCGCCATTTGATGTGGCGTGCCGTGTTTGTAGTACCGGAACAGATCGCTCAGTTTGACCATGGTGATTTGATGCTCATGGGACCACCTAACAACCGGCTGTCGCCGGTCTGCAACTCATCGTCAATCAATTCATGTGTAATGACCGGCTCTGGCGCTATAGGTTGCGCAGCGTGCCAATCAGCTTCCGCCTTGTCCAGCTTGGCCGGCAGCGTGTGCTCAAACCACCATTGCCGAATGGCTTGTTCAGCGCGGCGCTCCCATAAAGGCTTGCCAAAGCGGATCAACCCTTTTTTGCTTTTAGCAGATTGAGGATCTGGAAAACCAGCTGGATGATGCTGTTGCTCTTGAGGGGAGACAGGGCGATCAGCTCACTGGCTGCTGCCACGACGATCCAAAAAGCAGGATGGGACAGGAAATCCATGACTAATGATGTGGGCGTGCCTCTAGCGTAGCCACCCGTTGCTCGACGCCATTGAGCCGCTTAAATGTCTCTTGGCGATCGCTGCGGATGTCGGTATGGAGCACTTCGAGCTGCGTGGCAATGTGCTCCACTGCAGCGGTAAGCCGAATCACTGCCTCACGAGCTTCGTCGCTGCGGCGGCTGAAACCCATCGCGCCCATCGCGGCGACGCTGATGGATGCCCCAGCAACAGCAGCGATCAGCTCGATCATGGCTTCATGCTACCGACGCTTGCCATGGCATCCCGCTGGCCTTGGTCGGATGACGCTGCTCGTCCAGTTGGGACTGCAGGGCGGCTTCAATCTCGGCAACCTTTTCGGGGCCGAATTT